CTAACGAAAGAGGGACGGCAGAGAATTAAGTTTATGAATTGTATGTGCTATCTCAATCCTCCGCGAGGCGACATCAAAAATATCCTTATCTTTTTCGATTCCGACAAAATTCCGGCCTGCCCGAATACAAGCAACTCCCGTCGTGCCGCTTCCCATACAGTTGTCTAAAACAGTATCACTGATGTTAGAGTAAGAGCGAATTAAAAAATCCATTAGAGCAACTGGTTTCTGTGTCGGGTGCATTCCTTTCTGAAACTCGCTCGCAAAACACAATACGGAGTCAGGCAACCTTGTACCGTCGTCTATATATCTATATTGATTCATATCTGAGTTCGATAACTTAAAAAGCGATTCTGGCTTGTGAGATTTTCTCAGCTTAACGCCCTTACGTTGATATATAGGATTTATTTTATACGTCTGAGGGTTGTAAACGGGAGGTTTTTTATAGAATATTAAAATATTCTCATGTGATTTTTGGGGCTTTTTTTTTGCATTGAGAAACCCCGACGCCTTCGATTTGTACCAAATTAATTCGTAGCGAAATAGCCTAGGATTGCTGTTGATTAACGCTGTCGTAAATGGCTGACTTGCCGTAAGAATTATTGCGCCGTTGTCAATAATTATCCGTTCGTATTCTCTCCACAGGAATTCTAGCGGAAGTACTTTGTCCCATTTGCATCTTGTCGTGCCGTAAGGCAAGTCCGCTAAAATTAACCTTATAGATTCATCCGGAATTTTTGGCAATCTGTCAAGACAATCGTCAAGGTAAAGATCAGTTGTGATGTCTGTCGTCATAATTTAGTATTTATTGCCATAAGGCAGACAGCTCGGAATCTGTTACGTTAGGATTGTCGTTTATGGCAATTTCGGCTTGCCACTTTTTTGCGTATAAACTTTGACCTGCATAAAAAAGGTCTAACTCAATTAAATCTGATAACTCGGCTAACTCCTTCGCTTCCAACAAATAAAATCCGTTAGAAGCATTCCGCCACTCCGGAAGAGACGCAATAAGTTGTTTATTGTAAATAGTTAATGTTTTTTGAATATTCTCTAAGTAAGTTCTACCCGAATCCCAAAGCATACTTTTGTAGCTAATTGTACCCCTGTAAGAACTTACTCGAGAATAAAAGATCTGACTATTTTTTGTTAATAAAGCTTCTTTTTTGCGTTCTTGATCGATTATCCAACCAGAATCCGTATATTTTTGATACTCTACTAAATTACCAACAGAGTCTTTTAAAGGCTCAAGCTCCGTTTCCGTTTCTGAATTTATTTTATCTTCCCAGCCCTGTAGGACTCTTTCCTCTCCCGAAGCTTTGTTATATACTTTTTGGGGAATAAAATCTTGCGCTACTCCGTCTTTAATTTCCGCAACAAACTTTTCTCCAATTTCTGGATTGTAGTGGAGAGAGTAAACAATTTCGCACTGGTCTGGATTAAAGTTCCCCCATGCTTCTTTGCCTGTAAGTTTGTTTGGGTCTGTGTTGATCCAAATCACTTGTTTATTTGATTTTTCTAATATATAGTTCATATGCTATTGAACCCTCACTTTGTATTTAACCGCAACATAGGCCGGAGCAGTCTCATTGCCGACCCGTGGCGTCCCGTTGACTCCGTCTGATATTGGCTCAAGAATTTGCAAGTTGGAATTGCCTGCGTTTGTCCCGCCACCACCTAGCCAATAACTTCCAGCACCTCCAATCATACCAAAAACGTTATTATAGCTAAAATTAGTGTAGTGTCTCTGAAATATATCCTGCCCCGCGTATCCAATTGCACCACCGTTATAATTCCCACCGGCTGCTTTGGCTCTTGTTCCATGCACGCCAGCACCTCTCGGAAAAATTCCCTTTCGATCCGGGATATTGAACGTAGTTGAACCGTCTCCAAAACCGTATTCTATATTTGTAATCATCTCACCGGTTTGAGAAGAAGTTAAATCCAAGATAGGGCCGGTGTCGGTAGACGAAATTTGAAAGTCGTTGGCGGTTGGATTTCGTACATAATAATTAACTAATGCGGCAATTCCTCCTCCGGTAAAAGAAAACTTTACAAGCTGACCCTCAACACAACCGTGATTTGTGCAACTGATTCGATCCGTTGCAGCGACGATTCCCGCAACGTTACGACGAGCTAAATTCCAAAGTGCGGAAAATGTGACCCTAGAGATCGATTGCCCATTAACGTGCAGGAAATTAGAATTTGACAATTGATCAAAATTGTCCTCAATAACTCCACCCAAGGGAATCAAGAGCGAATTTACAAGACCTGTTAGATTTGTAATACTACTTGCATTGGTATCAATTCCGGATTTTAACGAATTGTCGTTATCTAAAAGTCTTTGAAATTCCGCCTGTAACAACAGGCCGTCTCGCGGAGTCGTGCGGTCCCATGTACGCGTAAGTGAATTATTAAAAGCCATCAATCTAACTCCTTAAAGTGTTTAATATAAATTGTAATCCCGAGAGTGGCTTTAGAAATTTTATCATAAGCCTCAGATAGCTCGCTTCGGCTTAAATTGCCTATATCTATCTCAATCGCCGCAGGTCGAACACCTGTCGGATCTAAAATATCGAGACCGTCGAAAGTCCCACCGCCGTCAAAAAAAAATTCAATTGCAACCCTAACCGAAGGTTCAAAGACGCCAGCACCGTCAAAAAAACCGGAACCGTCAAGCGCATCCCATTCAGACTTATTAGAATAACACATTTCCCTAATGTTCGGATTATCTGAATATTTACTTAGAATCTCCCTGAGGGCGGGAATTGTAACAATCTGATTAATCGGAGAGTTTAAAATTTTATCACGATACAAAGAATCAGATACCCCAAGCCGTGGAACCCCAAACGCTAATCCTAGCTTATCAAGCTGAACTCCTACTTGAATATCTATATCGTAACTTGGAATAATAGCCGCCTCAATCTCGTTCGAAGAGATTGCAACTAAACTCCAAAACTTTACAACCCCCGAATCTGGGTCTTTGTTATAAACGCTGCTCGGGAGCTTATAAACTAAAGACGAATGATCCATCAATGTATAACCACTTGTATATTAGCCGTAAAAGCCTTAGCTACTTGTGTAGGTGAAACGACCACCATATTGGCGTTAGTTGTCCCTGAGCTCGTGCCCAACTGTATCAAAAGATTATCAACTCCCACGACGTTACCGATTGCGGAATAGATTGGATAGGCGACGACGTTCTTACCGGTGCCAAGACCTTTGTAGGGGTAGTTCACGCCCGCAATAGTGTCCACGCCTCCGATCGTGCGAACAATCGCGGTCTTAATAAACGTTATGCTATTATTATCAAATAAAGAATTTCTCCAGATTTCAACTTTTATAAAAATCTGTAAATCACTCGGACGGTCAAAGTATATTAGATTTCCGTCAATTGTTTTCTGAACAGACCCGGAAAGCCTAATACCTCCAGGTTTATATTTGTAAATCAAATTTGCTACAAGATCGTCTGTTCCACCATCGACGATAAAATGAAGCGAATTGGCTGGAAGGTCGTCCACTTGAACACCAAGTTTATTTTCTCGGATCGAACAGCTAACAATTGAAGGTTCATTTTCGACCTGTGCCTTGGTGTAAGGAAGGGCACCTGAATCTTTTTCGGTCGTGACGAGTCCTAGATAGCGAGCAAGTAATTCCGGATCGGTCTCCCGCTCAGAACCGCCAGAACTACTTTGAGGATTGGTCACATTATAATAGTCTGCATTAGGATTTACGAATACAGTTAAGGAGTTAGGAATAACCCTTTGGGCTAAACCAGGAATCACGGCTTCGAATTGCACAGAAGCGGAACCGGACAAAATTGTTTTGTCTTCGCTTGATTTAAACTGAACCCCTTTGGGAGTAGATACCAAAAGCCCTTTGGGAACCGTGGCGTAGTCCAAGCCATGAATAACCAGAATTACCATTTCGGATTGAGCCTCTTTGCGCTTAACTCCTCTTAAGCGAACGAGCCTATCAAGGGCAACGCCCGAGGCTGTATCTAAATAAGATTCGTTATAATCAGATTCGATCGCTTGCCAGATCAAGAACTGAGATTCGGAAATTAATTCGATAAACTTCCCAAGAGGGGCGTATGGAGAGATGTCCTCGTTTGGTCCAAAAATATTTTGTGCAAGAGTAACTAAGTCGGACTTAATTGCTTCTTCGTCTTTGATAACAAAGCCGGATAAAGTGGCACCGTAAGAAGTCATAAATCCCCCGATATAATACCGTAGACGGTTTGGACTGTGTATCTAATAAGCGCGGTCCTTAGCTTGCTATTATATTGGTTTGCTTTGTCCTCAGTATCGATAAAAATTATTTCGATTGATTCAATTGAAATAATCTCCGGATCTTTTTTTAGTTCAAATCTAACCAGGGCCTCCGCTTCTTTCTTACTCGGGTTTTTACGTAAGATCCTTTCCCAAGGAAAGCCGATTAACTGATCAAACTCCCACTCTCCACGCCAAAGCTTAAATCGATTCGTGATCCTTTGTTTGAGACAATCGGAACCACTTATGCGAGTAGTCGTTAGGTCACCGTTATGTATTAAAAAAGTATTCATTAGTTATTCTTGATATTCTGGGATAGCATAGTCGAGAGTCTTGCCTTTAAGGACAAAAAGACAGCCGTGTTTATCGGGACGCCGGAAGCGGCTCCAGGGCTCGAACACGGAACCGTTAAAGATGTAATAGCGTCTAAAATATCCGATAGGATATTTTTAAGGCTTTCGCCCAATACAGATTTTTCGGAACTCGCCTGACCAGATTTAAACTCAATCCCCGAAGGCCGAACATTGATATAAGTGGAACCCGTCGCGTCACAAACAGTAAGACCGGTCCTTTGGACAGCGGGCGGAAGCTGAAACGGTTGAGTCGGAATACCAAACGCAACCGAACAGTTCTCAAGACCGAACCGAGGAGGTTCTAAACTATCAAGATCCTCCTGGGTTTTGTCGATCATGCCCCGGATTGAATTTTGGATCGAATATGGAGAAGGAGCCAAATAAACAACATCCCCCCTTTGATAGTCAGGAACGATCATTAAGCCGCCAGAGTAAAAGACGTTAACAGGCAATCTCACGAGCAAAGGCAATTCCTCGAAATCGTTTTCGGTCGGAACTTTTAAAAGAGGTTTAACGGAGGCGGTTAAGGAAGACTTATCAAAAGAATCAATCTTACCGTATAAGCCAGTCCATACTTTACAAAGTTCTGAATTGATTTTTTCTTGCAGAATTTCGGGGGTAATCATATCAAACCGCCTTGCATTCGAATTCTGTAAAATAATCAACTGTCCTAGATCCACCCTTGTGCTGCCCTTTTAAAACTAAGAACTCGGAATCGATCTTAGAGTTAGTTGTATTGTTATGAAAAGACAGATGTATTTTTTCGCCCTTGGTGATCAAAGGGTTTAGTAAACTTTTGACCTTCCAGCCGTTTTTAGTTTTTTGAGGATTGCCAATCAGACCTGAAGTCCTATCTAACAAAACAATCTCTTTTGATTTGTGGCGAGTGGTCCAATTATTGTCCTCTATAATCAATTTACCAAGTTGAAAGTATCTACGGGCTTTTACTTGTTTGGATAACCGGTCAATTACGTAACCCAAGGATTCGCCGGAAAAAGTAATTTTATCGATTAGGGCGTCCTCAGAAAACCGAAGTGCAAAATATGTAATATTATATTTTGCAAATAGTTGTGTCAAAATAGACGAGACCAAAGTTTTCTGAAAAGTCTCTATTACGGAAAATGAATATAACTGATTAAGCAGGTCCGAAATTTTGAACTCTAAAATCCGATCAGGTCCTCGCGCGCTAACTTTATGCTGAAGTATATCGCCCTTGGCGACAAGGGAAAGATCGTTTCCATATCCGACAAAAAGCTCAGCCCGAGAATGAATTGTATCCGACTTCTTTTTACCGGTCTTAGGGGCGCACATATCAACCGTAGAATTTAGAACATTGTAAAGTGATATAGTAGTTAAATTAGTTTTATCAAACAAAACGTCAAACTCGATAGAAAATAAATTTGCACCCTTGGAATCGTGTGAAAATATTTTCACCCTCCCGTCTGGTGACTCTATTCTGACTTCCACCTGTCTTAAAAACTGCATATCAAAACGTCCAATCCTTAAGTAAGTATATAATAATATTATGATGCACAAATTCAAAATAATTGATATACATTTATAAATCCTCCCCGTCATCAAAAAAAAGAAAAACATTATTCCCAAACGTATTTTTATTTACCTGTAGACTGGAATAACCCTCATTCGAAAGGTCCCCTAAGCAAAGAGGAACTAAACTGAAATTTGCAAAACCTAACATACAATCAATCCCATAGGACAACTTAGAAGTATGCAGAATATCTAATCCGTCCTTGACGTATAAGGTAATAAAATCAAAACGAGAGTTGTATCTAAATTCAAACTCAAAATCCTTGTTCCCGAGCTGAAAAATCTTGGAAACCGGGAGCTCATCAAATCTTACTTGTAAGAACCTGATCATTACGAGATTTCCTTGACTGAGCTTTTGACTTTTTTAGAAGACTTTTTATCCGTTTTATTGGTGGGCGTTTTACCTTTTGTTTTAACCCCCGTAGCACCGGAAACCGCCGTTTGTGCTTCGGTTACGATAATACGCTTTAGCTCCAAGGAAATTTCAACGGATTTACCAAGTTCGGTTTCTCGGCGTGTGCGTATATTACCAATTGCTAAATTTTCTATAACTTCATCGTCTAAACCTAAATACAGCGGCTCATCAATATCGTCGTCAAATAAACCAGACATACCAAATAACGAAATCATACTATTAATCAAGCCGCCGGTCCCATAACCCTCCACTTTTACAATACTTCCAACCCTTTGCCAGTATATTAGAGTTTTAAGTTTTTCGGAAGTGCTCGTAATTGAAGTAAGACCGACGTCACTTGAAACAACACAAACTAAACTTATCGTAGGAGGCGAGGGAATAACGTGGTCTGAAATGTTTGCTGTGTCAGTATTGGTTGGATCTTTTTCGATCGGATGCTGTGTGATTATAACAGGGTAGTCTTGACTAAAAGCAGTCGTAACGTTTAGATTAATTGTGACCGTTTTGCCGTCTTGGACTCCTGTGATACCAAGCGTTTCCCTACCTGTAAAAAAACCTGTTATGCTCATGTGGGTGCAAGTCCTAAAGATATACGGACTTCATTTTCGTTTTCCTTGGCGCTTTTTTTGACCTCGTCCCAAAAGCTAGATGCGACACCTGCAGCATTGTCGCCTGATATAAGTATATTACCAAAATTGAATTGAATTGGCGTACCCGAAGGAGTCGACACAGAACCGCGAGACCCAAGCGCTGCTTTGATTTCGTGGTTAGGGATAATTGTACCGGGCTTGCTAAAAGTCCTAAGTTCGGGCCCATCTTCGCCTACGATGTAATCCTTATCAGGTTCAATAGGTCCGCCGAATTGTCGCGCCTCGATAAGCGGGATTTGCGGAAAAACTCTTTTTAGAAGCGGGCTCGAAGAAAGAGAAGAGTTAATCTGAGATATTAACTCATTAATCATGTCCACAAAAACAGACTTGAGCCCGTCAAAATCAAACAAGGAATTTAATCCCGTATTGATAGAATCTAGGATCGATACAAAAATATCCTTTGCCGCATTTTTGAGTGAGACCAATTGATCAATCAAAGGTTTTAAAAATGGGATGGACTCAATCTTTTTAAAAATCCAGTCAAACGCAAAGGCGATTTCGTCCCGAAAAAGATAAAGGGCTGAAATGGGGAATAGATATACGATTAAAAGTTTAGCCGCAAGCGCCGCCGCGTCCAAAAGAAAATCCAAAGTCTTATCCCAAGCGTTTTTGATCCAAGTCGTAATTTTGTCCCACTGTGTATGTATCACTGTAGCTAACACGGCGAGACCCATAACTAACGTAGCCGGTAAAAAAGCAATTGCAGCCACAACACCGGCGATAACTAACAGAACCTTTTTAATCGCTTGGCCGGTATCAGACTCTATAAACTCTTTAAATGAATCCCAAACAGCGCCTAACGTAATTTTTAGATCCTGAAAACCTTTATGTAGATCAGATAACTCGGAGTCGGTAAGCCCAAACCATTTAAGCAGGTCCCCGAAATAAGTCTCACTACCCTCAGGGCCGTGTTCGAAAAATAAATAAATATCCTCAAGCGCTAAGTAAATTGTCGCCAAAGAAGCGGCGACAATAGCCGCGATCGCAATCAATTCACCAAACGCAGCCACCTTGGCGATCGCAATAGCGTCTAACGCGGCTACCCAGGCATAGCTCGCAGAAACCAGTCCCACGCCTATCGTAAGAGCAAGGGCCACAAGAGCAAATCTTAGCCGAGCTGCCGCTTGTGCGCCGTCCGTAAAAAATATCAATATAGGCTTTAGAACCGAAGCGATAAAAACGCCCGCGATTGCTATAGTTTGCTTGATTCCGTCTTGCAAGTTAGACATGAGTCCGCCCCAAGTCTTGGACAACTGATCCATTCCACCTTGAACCCCTTTGAGTTTACCAAGCTCTAATAAGGCGTTTTTGATCGATTCGGGTGTTTTATCTACGGACTTTTTAAAATCCTTAAACTGGACCATTACCTTGTTACCAGCGCCTGACATACGGATACCAAACTCTTTCATTCGCTCAAATTCGCCAGTGGTGGCGTCTAACACCGCTTCGGTGAATTGATCAAAAGACTTACCCTGTGAGGCGGCAACATCTCCAAAACGAGTCATAAGCTCAAGCGTCGGAACAATACCCCGATTTGCAAATTTGACGTAAGAACCGGCAACCTCCGCCATTTCGTAGGGCGTGGTTTTTGCAAACTCCTGCACGTCCTGAAGAGCAGATTTAGCTAATTTAGAGGAACCTAATGTAGTCGTTAAAACCGTTTCGTATTTTTCGAGCTGGCCTGCTTGTTCAAGGGCGGAACTAAAAAAACCAGATAAAGAGAGAGTAAGCCCCGTGGCTGCAAGACCACTCATAAGACTCACCCAGCCCACAGTCTTAATTTTGGATTGCTCGATATGTCCCGATATAGACTGTATCTCTCTATCTAATAGACCCGCCGCTTTTGCAGTGTCCTTAAATTCGTCCGCAAGCTTAAAATCGGATCTAGTCTTAGAAATTAATTTATTTAATTGAGCTTCGGAAATACCTAATGATTTTGACATACTTTGAATTTGTTCGAGTGTCGGAGTAATCACCTCGGGCGGAATCGGAGAGGCGGGTGGGTTAGCTTTTAGTGTTTTTAAGTGTTCAACGATTTTTACAATCTCTTGATCCGTCAAGCCAGCAGCCCGCGCCGTCCGTTCAAACTCGTCCGCAAGCTTAAAATCGGATCTAGTCTTAGAGATAAGTTGAGTAAGGTCATCATCTGCAACGCCTAAATATTTTGACATGCTTTGGATTTGTTCACTTGTCGCCGAAATGTTATCCGGTATTTGTGTAAAAGTCTCAAAACCATGAGCGAGTCCACCGACCTCTTTAGTAAGAAGACCCATGGATTCACTCGTATATCTAACTTGTGGGATGATCGACCCGAATTTATGAGCAAGGCCGTCTGTGATTTTATCCAAATAGGATAAATGTCCGCCGACCTCGCCGATACCGTCGGCGGTAATCTTAAAACTTAGTCGTTTGATTACTTGATCACTCATTCCGTGGTGCCTATTATAGCCACTCTATACACTCGATTGTCATATTCGATTTTGCGACGAATGACCTCTTCAATTTCTAAAAGTCGCATAGGATGCGCGCCTTGGATTGTGTTTTCGCCGAATTGAGACAAGCCGTATATAAAAGCATTATAATATAATAATTTTACGTCAACCCTGCGGCTCGCCTCCGCCCGAAGCTCCTCCAGCGTCGGATCTTGTTGTAAGTTCGAAAACGTCGGCGAATAAATCCCCGTCGAGAAATCGAGCGATAACCCTCTGCCAAATCGGGAACAAGGCCGGGTGAATCTTATCAACATCAATTTTTTTGCGTGTATTGGCTCCGAACTGCTCGATAAGATCACGTTCTAGTTCGGTATTCCCTTCAGAAAGAGGGAAGGCACATTTTGAAAAAAACTCTCTTGTTCTTAAAGAAAGTTTAATTTTCGTTTCGTCGCCTTTTTGTTCGATCATCCTTTCAGACATTTTTTCGACGTAACTATTCCCCGGATATTGCAAACGATAGAGCTCACTAGGAATTGGTGTTCCGTCTTTAAAAAACTGGATATATAGCGTTTCGTCGCCAGCTACACCTACAATTTCGACTTCTATTTTTTTGCTCATTTTTTACCTCTATAAAACTGAATTTAAATAAACTTCGTTATAACCCAAAAGCAAAATCTTCCACGCAAGATTAGCAAATCCCTTATTCCCTATACCTAAATTAGGTTTTTCTAAAATACGACAATTAGAGGACATACCTTTGTATTTTGGAGCAGAATCGTTTTGAATCAAAAGACCGAAACGAGTCCCGGTATTTTTTAAAATCTCGAGGGTCGAAATTGCGGGCGCATTTGGTAGATACTTTAATTCCAAAACGCCTACGTCTTTTACGCTGTCGCCCACCCAAACCTCACCGCCTATCCCTACTTTATACTTTAAAAGCTTAGGGTCCTCTTTTGTGACCCCAAGAAACGAACTCTCTTCTAAGACTATCCCCGCCGTAACGTCCACCGGAACCGGCGTAAGGAGAGTGACGCTCAATGCCTCAAAGCGAAAAATTTTTTTATGCATATATTATAATATTATAATTATAAGAAAGTCAAAGTTCCGGACGTAGCACGTAATTTGTAGTCGTAATCCGCAAAACCAGACTTACCGTTTATGGACGTCTTAGGCGACTCCATAATCACACACTCGTTACCGATGAATTTCACAGCAGGCGACGAGTCGTTTGTAAAATGAAACTCAAAAGGCTCCTTGGATTCACGAAGCTCGTGAAAAAACGGCACATGGAGCGAGGAAGGTAGATACTTAAGAGTTAAGATTTGACTATTGCCTATGCCCTCATTTACGTTGATGGAATAACTTTCACCGCGCAGACCCTTACGAGTCGTAGTCTCTTCTTTTGTTTCCGGCTCTAGACTAAGAAAATCACCCTCCAGAGATAGGCCGTCCGTGACATCCCGGGGGATACCGTTTCTTATCGCGATTGCAGTAAATTTAGATAAATCAAATTGACGATTTGGCATTTTGGCTATACCCCCATAGTACCAGATATTTCGATTTTGTTAATCCCGCCGGAAATAGTTGCTGAAAAGCTAATATTCGAAACTTTGCGATTTGCTCGGTCGTTTGTAGGAATGTCCGAAAGAGATTCGGGCATTTTTAGCCTGTATTGGAAATCGTTTAAATCGGAGCGAGAACGTCCGTCGTCGTCCTCTACGCGTGCAATGATACCACGCCTACCGCAATCTCTAAAAACTTCGCGTAAAGTTGCCTCAATCAACTTAAGCCCGTTTAGAGTCATCGATATTTTATCGTTATTGATCTTCAGTGAATGGTATGCCTCTTGCAGCCTCGCTTTGAGATAATCTCGTCCGTTGATAGTATCAATATACTGGCCGGACATAGTTGTTCCTTCCCAAAAAACATTTACCCCGCCCATTTCACGAATTAGATTACCGTGTTTTGCCAAAATTTGAGATTGTTCGGACTGAGTGACGTCTGAATTTTTTTGTCCGCTTAACGCCTTGGAGTCCCAAGTCACAGATCCTATTGGCATACCGCCGCAACGTCCAAAAATTGCCCCATCCGGACAATCTTCCGCGTGGTTAGATATAACTAATAGAGTCCTTTCATCCCCTAATAGCGCGTCTACCGCACTTTGATCCGAAGTCGCCGGAATATAGCACTTTTCTAATGTATTCAGATATGCCGAAATCGTCTTAATTTCGGTCTTATCTCTTGTAGTCGTAAGTAGCCAATACCAATCATCAAAACCGTCGTTACGTAGGTCTGCAAGTTCAGACACAATTGTCGCAAAGGAGTTGATTTTTAAAATGGCAATCTTGTCTACTCTTGGGGTTTGCGAAAAAATAGCAGCAGCCAGTTTGTATTCAGGTGAACTTGGGGTGTATCCAATTGCAGGATCTAATAAATTATCCGGATCTTGTATCTCCAGATAAGACTCGGTAGGATCTACTAAATGGAGCGCGTCAAACGCGGTCGCCACTCCGTCGCCCGGACTGTGTAGCAAAGATAAGTTTACAATTTTATTTTGCCCGCCGACCTCCGAAACCGCTTCCGCTGCTGTTTTGATTTGAGCAGCGGTTGACAATACGTTACCTTGTGAGTCTGTCGCCAACGCGACAGAGATAATATAAGGGCTGTTAGATGTTCCCGCGCCCGTGCGCGTAACCGTAAGGGCTGTGTTGTGGCCCACTGCTAAATATTGTATTTGTATATGAGCGTCCCCTAATGTGACGGCTCGCCACTTAATACCAGCAGAGTTTGACAATACGTCCAATTCGTAATTCACGTGCCTTGGAGTGTCCCCGGCGACAAGGGCCAAACCAAAACCTTTTTGAGATAGAGGTAGGGTTTTAAGAGATATGTTTATAGATATATTAGATATTTGACTCATTTTGATCACTCCAATCAATAGCGCTATACGTTGACGTTAGATCCACCGCGTCCTCAAAGACCTCAAACTCTCTTTGACCGCGTATTCTAAAATCAAAACCTGTTTGATATTCGTAAGTTACGTCCAATAAAGTTGTCCTGTCCCGAATACTACCAAAGTCATCAACTACGACGCCGATTGACTCAATGATCGGCTTGCCGATTAGTTCAAGCCACTCTCTGGCCTTAGCCGAAAGGTCGTATAACGCGTCTAAGGGGTTGCCCGAGTTTAGTTCGGTGCCATAAAAAGATAACGATACTTTAGCGGCTTCCGGGACTACGTATAGGGTTGATACTTTGGTATCATCTGCAATCGGTTGCGGATAACGTAGGTTTACAAGATCCTTGTTACGCAATAGTACCCCGTAACCTACATAAGGATACGGGGGACGTGGAGAACTTTGATTCTTACGAACCACCTCTATTTTAAGATAATCCGATAAGGCGAGCATTAGATCCTCTATGACGTGCGGGCTTGTAGAGGTCATTACTCAAGATCCGTAGGAAAATCGGTGATGATTACAGGATAAAGACCGTTATAATCGGGTTGGTCGCAAGTATATAACGTATCTCTAAAGTCTCTCCACGCAATTGATTTTTTATCCCCCATGGTGTTGATACAACCCGCGCTGTAGCCATCGATTTTATTTTGATCGCCAGACCCCGGATGGATAAAGATTTCAAAAAATCCTTCCTCTTCAAAACCGTCGTCGTTTTCGTTATTCCGGTTTCGATCCCTCCAAATTTTAACGGGTTTATCTTGTGCAAAAGCGGGTTCACCTTTGTGCAATGCCCTTCCAAACCAATGAAGGCCGTTAAGTAAGTGGGCGCATCCATTAGGATTCATGGGCGTTAAAGTGTATTTACGACCTGGATCAACCGTGCCTTTAAATACTTTAAACTCGTCCCCCTTTATGATACAAAGTAGGTCGTCATATACATTAAAACTATTTAATGTTTTGATAAAATAACTTTCGCCATCCTTTTGCTTTATGCTACACCCACGTACACCGAAAATAGTCCATGAGTCGTCCTTTACGCAATGATTTAAAACAGCGGCGATTTTAATCGAAAGGATGGATGCAAATTCATCTACCAAAATCATATTAAGATCCTGTTATAAACGGGATTCTTAATTTACCCGTCACGACTAAGTATATTACAAAAATTAAAATTAAAAAAACGATCGTAATCCCGGCAAGCCACTTGACGCCGGATTGAAAACCAGTTCCTTGCGCGTAATTTGCCACCTTATCAGCGCATTTACGTAAAGAGTTTTCTAACTCTGCTATTTTTTGGTCTTTTGACAAAACGGTTTTATCAAGCGCTATGAGGCTATCTCTACATTCTTCCAAACTTGAGACTACGCGCTCTGCTGATCCAGGTTCCCCTTTTCTAAAAGCTTCTTGTGCTAGATCATAATTCCTAACTTGCGCCTTTATTACGTCGGCTATTGGGGATTGTGTGGTCATACAATAAAGGGCTGCGTAGCAAAAAAAGAATATAGCAATCATCGTATTTCGTTTCATTGTCTTTTTCCTGGTTTTCCTTGTTCGAACTCTTTGGCGCTAAATTTAATCCCTGAACTCTCGTTTACTCGTTTGCCAAAATACAAACAACCCTGACCGATCGCAAAATAAGCAAGGATTTGAATCAGTGTTAATTTTTGTTCGGACAATTCGTCCTTAACGAAAATATAATATACACACGCGGCAAAAAACAGAAAAAATACAATCCAGGTTCTTAGAGTCGTGTCCGAAAATTGTTTTGTTTTGTCGTCTTGCCAAAAAAACTTCATTAGGCACCTCTACGTTTTTTAGATTTAGGCTTTTCGTTATTTGCGTGTTTTGATTCGATCAAACACGCAACGGCGGAATCGGTCGGCAAATCAGATTCAATTTTCTTAAAGTTATTTGCAATACGAACGTGCTCTTTATTGCTTTTGTCAAAAAGTAAGGTTAGTCGTATTCCGTTATTTGTGCCGATACGATTAAAGATTTCGTGCAAAGCGGACAGAGATTTTGAGTTAAACGATTCAACTCCTGTTAGGTCTAAGGTAAGATTCTGATCAGCAAACGGGATCATACGCACCCGGTCTTCAAGGAGTCTTAAAAAATCGGGAAACCTGTGAAAATCGCTAACTCTTAAACGATCCGCAAAGCGGAATGTAATTTTTTGCGATTCAGCAAAAACTTTAGAAGGGTGCTCTAAAATCCCGGCGTGGTTTTCGAGTGTGGCTTGATTTGATTTTACGTATAACTGGATTTCCTCGAGTCTTTGTCTCCAGCTTTCGTTTTCTTTTAAAAGTGTTTCAATCTCTTTTAAGAGCGCTTCGATTTTTGCATTCGATTTATCGAATATTTTAGAAGACGCCCAGCTAAAAATAACTTTCAGATCCTTACCGTATCTGTAAACTATAGAAAGTAGAAATAGTAACAATACTAAAATTACTCTGTAGTCGGGTATGTTTTGTAAATCTTGTAAGTCTATATTCATTTTTTTGCAACTACGTAAAAAAAGAGCCGCCGAGGCGGCTAAGCCATTTGATCATTCGAAGTTCAGCTGTTTGAATTTTGACTCAAAACAAAAGATTTAACAAGGTCGTCATTTCCGTTGTTTGAAACTACGTAGTGGATTTTTTGCGGATTACCTTTTCGGTTAGTTTTTGGATTAGCGCTAACTTCTCTTCGGGCGCCCTAGACTTGCCAGTGATCGCCTTTGCAACGTCGTCGGTAGTCAGGCGCACTCCAATCAGTTTGGCTTCTTGCGTTATATCCGATATTCGGATATTTGATTTATCTACCTTAAACCCTAAATCCACAAGTGCAGCGCGTTTTATTAAATCCTTAGTGGCAATCCCGTCAAATCCGGACAACTCATCCAAACAACTTTTAAAGTATTCGACTCCCAAGGGACTTGGATGCACGGTTTCGCAAAACAGACGTTTAGCGACTTCGCCACTTTTACCGGGTTCGAAAGATATACCGAAACGATCGATTGCAAACTCAAGCGTCTCGTCTTCGGTCAGAAGTTCTAGCTCGATATATCCACAGCGATACCCGATTTCTCGCCCTGACAAAACGTTATCCATCGTAGCAGACTCGTTACCAAACATTAGCACCGTAAAGAGTGGATCAGAGTGGATTTCTCTTAGTTTTTTAAGTTCCCGAAAAGTAGAATCGCTTACGTCTTGGGCGGAGTCTATCACGAGCACGACCCTGGTCGGAACTCTTTTAGCGTCCTCGCTATCTTTCTTTTTTTTCTCCTGCTTTTTTTGTTTTTGACTCAACCTGAGTAATAAGGTGCGTAAACGTTCTTCTCGTAGTTCCACGTCCGACGGGACAGAGGAGTCGGGTGAAAGCTGGCGAATCATACGCCCCATAAGGGCGGGAACGCGAGAACGGCCTTGATTACGCCAAGAGGTTACGTTTAAAACGAGATAGTTATTTTCTGCAGCGTAGTCGCTAGATAAATAACGACGTAACGTAGTCTTACCGGTGCCTACCTCTCCCGTGATAAGTAACCAACCGTTATTATTGATTGTCTTGTCTATTTTGCGTAGTGTGCGCTTAAGTTGGTCGGTTAGTAAAAAATTCATTCTTCCCCCCTCATAATCTCCGCAAACTTGCGTAAATCAGAATATACTAATTTACCATTTGACTCTAAGATTAAATTAAGACTGCTTGCAATCGCCGGCAATAGGTCTTCCTCAATCTCACCTGCTATTTCTTCGAGTGCACATATCGCATCCCCAACAGATGCGTATTCTACTGGAAAACTCGGGTCAGGCACAAAATGCGGGCGAGTCTTGCCGGTCCATTCAGGTATGTCGATTTTAGGAGGTAGGGTAGATTCGTAAGTAAACGTTGTGTCTTTTGCGATTTTACGAATCTCTTTTCGAACTTTTTCCTCCGGGGTTTGCGACCAATCATAGTCGTGATCATTACGGAAAGTGCCCATCTTGCGGCGTTGTTTACCACGTTGGTCGCATTCGTATCTCCGGCCAGTGCGAGGATCAAGGGCTATCACCTTACCGGTTATATCACGATATACATTTAATTCCGTTCCGCGCGCTATATCACGACCAACAAAATAATATTCTACTTTAGATTTAGAGGTCCACTTGATTGAAATACAGCCATACGCGTCTATCTTGCGGCGATTAAACGCAAGGCGCGCGTTGCGCAAATCATCCGCGTTTACGCTACGGAGCGGCTTTTTGTTTGTACTTTCGCAAAATTTTGCATATGCTCCGCTTACCGTGTTGTGATAGATTTGCCACTGTCTATAGTGTTCGTTTAGTAAATTTAGGTCTAGATATTCGTCCTCAAGTCCTTTGAGTAGAGCCTCGTGACTGCGCTTTGCCGCGCTGATTCGACCTTCCACAAGTCCTTTTGCGGAAGGCATATTTACTAGATGCGTCACAATATTTGTTCCAAGTCTGTTAAAATACGCCTTGGCCTCATTGGATTTAAGTCCGTTGCCCTGGTCTCCATACGCGTTAAAACAAACACCTTGCATAGGTATATCAGGTTTAGCTAATATTAATTCGTTCCAGAAATCCAACCAAATCGCCACCGATTCGCCTCCACCCTCAGGCGCATACGCACGGCAAAACCAAGCGCCCGAAAAGAGGTCAACCGCAAAGATTAATATAATTTTACGTAGTCCTTCCTTGTGTAAAATCTCTGCTAAATGCTTGTCTTTTTGGGATAGGTCTTTACGGTACTTAAATTTGTTGTCGAGCCTTAGGTAGTGTTGGTCTAATGGGGTCGCATCCACTACATACCACTCACCGGCAAAGTCTGCGTATAACTGGACTGCGGTGTGGGCCTTGCGAAAGTCCCGCATCCGTAGCCCATACTTACCCAGGTCCCTGTCAATTGTTGACCTATGAGGCAAGTCCTCCGCCCTCAGAAGTCCCTCTTCAACGCAAATCCGCATAGCCTCCTTGGTAGAGGCGTTTTTGATTTTCGAATTTGTCTCCGTCGCAACCTTTAAAGTCGCAATCTTGCGAAGAAGTCTGTAGCGCTCCTCTCGCCTCGAAGACAATACAACCCCACCGCGCGCCTTAGGTTTAGTCGCACTAAATACAGATTCCCCCATAAGGAGGCGGTTAAAGTATTTATAAACAGTAGAGACGGAATCGATTCCGAATTGTCTGCAAGCTTCACGAACTATCTCCCCGCGCTCAAGTTTTGTTCCTACTCCTTTCAGATCCCTCCAATCTCTGTAATATTTCGCTAATGTGATTGGGTCGACGATCGAATCTAGTCTTGTATTCATTTTACTTTCCCCTTTTTGTCGGAATACAAAATTCCGCCAAATGCCTCGCGTAGAGAGGATAGCCCCGTTTCGATCGACTGGATTTTTTCGGCGATATGCGTGCGTATATTTGCGTTTTTGGCAAACTTAGCTATATCAACCGACTCGAGTTCTTGCATTTCAGACAAAATTCTTTGAGTCGCCAGGTCAAAATGACCCTTAACTTGGCGTTCTGTTCCAAGCGCTTCTACTAAGTTTTTTTTATCCGTATGCACGACTGCGTCTAACTGAGACCTTAGTTCCATTGCCTCCTCTTTTAGTTCTAGGATCAGCTGTTCTTTGCGCTCCAAAAGCACATCACTGCCCTTTTTTGCCTGCTTTGCGGTCTTTATTTTTTCGTTTAAAGCTCTCTCTTTTTCGATATAGCTCGCGGAAATTTCGGCCTCCAGAATATCTAACCCGATCTTTTCGCCGTTACGCATTGCGTAAGACTCTCCGATCGTAACATCCGAATAGTCGGGATCATTAGCAAATTGTAATATTTGCTTAATATTACCTCGGAATACTTTTAATGCAGATTCGGAGTCAAATCGCTTGCCTATCGTTAGATACGTAATTGCTTGAGTAAGTGGTATAATGTTTTTGAGCTCTATCGCTACGAACTCACGAAAATCACCATACCCCATATACTCATAGAGCTTATGATCGTGTATTTCTTTGAGGGCAAAGATAGACTTAGCTATGTTTTGCTGAATCTCGGAGACAAGCATCCTGCAGCGTAGTGCCGCAGCCTCTGGCTGCAGCAAGATTGGTGCCGTAGGCGTAACTACGGGCGTAACGTCATCATCCATTACGTCTATGTCAGTTTGGTTAGAGTGTTTTTTACTCATGGCGTGAACCTCTTTATATTTTTATATTATGTAAAGCTTAAGGACGGAATAAGGCTACTCTTACTCATTTGCTTTTTTGGCTTTAGGATTTTATAAACGTGCTGGCGACCTATACCAAATATCTTCGCAATCTCAGGCGCTGGCACCTTTGCGTCATACAGGCGACGGATTTCCGCGTTGCGATCTGTCGTGTCGCCTTGTTGACGAGGCGGTTTGTCGCCATTGTCTTCTTCATGCGACACGACAGTCTCTCTGTCGCCTCTTTGTGACTTGTCGCTATTGTCGCCCTGGGGGAAGCCGACCACTTGCGTCGCCTCCTTGTCGGCGTATTTGTCGCTTCGCAAAAAATCTTGCTGGGCAATCACTTCATGCGCTGACACAAGGGCATGTGTGTACATATTTGCAATCTTGTGAGACACGAGGTAGTTCAGGATCGGGACACAGACGGCCAACACAAGAGCGCCTAAAAGCAAGTGCCAAAAATACAAAGACAGCTCTTTGCTTGCTTGGGTTTCTGCATTTTGTGACAATATTAACTCGTTTTGTTTTTTGATTCTCTCTGTCTCTAATCTAAATGTCTCTACGTATGCCTCCCGCCCGCCGTTCCAAAACGCTTTTGGGTTATATGTAGGATAACCAAGTAGCTCTTTGATCGGTCGGGCTTTGTCCTCTTTTACGTATTCGTTTTTGAGCGGCTGCACAAAACTTGCAAGGGATAGCAGGACGCACAAGGTGGTAGCCCAACGGCTCGCATTATGGTAGCCGTATAACGCGAGGTAAAAAACAATTCCGACGGTTACCCCGGCACTCGCAACTCCGGCTAACGCGTTACCCGACAACAAGCGATAGAATTCAAAAAGCCTTGATCCTTCCGCTACAGACAGCAAACAAAGTACAATGCCGTGAGGCATCCACTGTAAAATCTTTCTCATAACCTCTCTCCTTATATTAATATATTAAAATATAACGTTATACGAAATTTAAAATCATGCGATCGGACCCAGGATCTCCGCCTTGCGTCTACGGAGCTCCTCGATGCTAATCCCCAGCTTGCGCGCGCGCACCGAGTCACCAAAATCCTTAATCTCTGCTTGTGTGTATGTTCTTCCTTGGGACTTGAGTTCTAACCAATTCAGTGTTAGTTGCTGAAACTCGGGGACGGTAATACCCCATTCGGTAAAGATGATTTGCTCTACACGTTTTGATTTTTTATCACCGTGGAGGACGTAAGAAATAAATCGACGAGAGACTCCGTATTTTGCAGCAAGGGCGTAAGTCGAATTATAGTCTCGGATTACAATGGAGGATAACAGCGGGCAAAAGTTGCGCTTGCCTGTGCGGAGAGGTTTACTATTCCCTGAGAATAGTAAACCTGGAAGTTCTTGCGCTTTTGACGGTAATCTTGATTCTGATCCCAGAGGTTCACTATTCTCAGGGAATAGTGAACCTCTGGGATCATTGTGAGTGTAAAACATGTCAGTAAAATACTAATTATGCCTCAAGAGTCAATTAGTATTTTACGAACTATATAAACTATATGCGCAAAAAATTAGAAAAATTATTAGACGCTCTATCTATGAGCAAATCTGAATTTGCGGATGAGTATGGGATTCATAGGTCCACCCTTTCGGAAATGTTTAGCGGACGTGTTAAGAGATTGCCCGAGGAAGTAATAGAAAGACTAATCATAGAAAGGGGCCTAAATGCAAACTGGTGGCATACTGAGGTAGGCCCTGTCCTTAAGCCCTTCGAGCAACAGTCAACGGACGCCCTTAAGTCGCTCGCGATGATAGGAAGAATTAATCGTCGTCCAAAGTTGAAAAAGATCGTGGATCTGATTCTCGAAATCCAGGAAGATCATTATGATCAAGTTGAGACGATTTTGAAAACCTTTCGTAAATAAGCAAAATTACCTCTTTCGCAAGATTACGAATTGATACTTTGGTTTCCGCCTCCGTTTCTGGGAGATTCAAAATCGTTGCATAAAATTTATCTTCTACAATTCTAACCAGTTCCATTCTCGCCACCGAATCTACTATATATTTGTTTGGCATTCTATCAAAAGCGATTCGAAAAAATGAATTCATTTTTTTGCAGAATCGCTTATTTTTTTGTCCGACATGTCCGAAAAACTGATAGTATACCGATAACCTGAAAAATAGCTATTCGGGTGCAACTTACAACCTAAAAAATGCACAACCGTGACAAAAATCTACAAATCGTTCGACTAAAGATTGTCATGTCCGAGACGGGCTTAAACGCTCCCGGCTTGGCAAAAATAACCGGAGTTGTCCCTGGAACGGTATATAATTATCTTAATCCCTTTTCGGATCGCCAAATCGGGTTTGATTTTGCGTATGGATTACTAAAGGCGTTAGGATACAATCCGTTTTGGCTCGTTTTTGGCGAAGGCGAACATAGATTTCCGCCCGAGGTTATGAAACAGCTCACGGAAAATAAAGACACAAATTTCGATCACTTTGAGGCTGCGGACAGAGACCGTTTTTTGCGTAAGCGGATTGAAAAGGCCGGGATCGAAGATATAATAGAGATGTTACTCGAAACGAAACGATCCGAAATCCGAGCGATCCGCGCTATCCTCCAGAAGAAATCTCCACCAATAGACGATAGGCGCGTAGAACATATCGTTCTACCAGATTCGCCGTAGGCTCCTTTTTTATCTCAAGGTCTTTATAAAAATCTTTGAATATAGCCCGAAGGCTATCCTTTACTTTACTTTCGTTCATCGAAAATCAGACGGAATCAAATAATAAAATCCTAATATTACATGTCGGATTAAATTTTTGTTATAAATAAACGTTGCCACGTTAAGCAAAATTGACACACATTTAGAGGTTTTTGAAAAGCAAAATCGGAAATTACGGCCTTTTGATAACCCTATGTATAGATTATTGTCTATCCTCAAATGGAGGAGCAAAAAAGACGCAAACCCTACAAAACTAAACCCTACGAATTGGGTTTAATAGCCTACCTCTCAGGCGACGTAAATAACGCAGAACAACTCACTAACTACCTTGCTACAAAGGGCCTAAAAATATCACCACGGACAGCGGTCGCATGGATGCGGATCGAGGACGAGAACGGAAACGACTGGGAAACAAGAAGGGCCCTGCTTTGGGATAAACTCAATCGCAAAGAGGAGGACATGGCAACTCTCAATATAGCAAAACTGCGCAACGAGTGTTCTGACGTGCTCGAAGGCGTAATTGAGGATTTAAAAAGCGCAGCACTTACGTTTAAAACCAAAGAAGGCGCGATAAACTCCCTTAGTGTAGTAATCAGCATTATGCACAAACTGGGATCAGGCGCAAAATGGTCAAACCCTATCTACGTAATACAAGAATATACTAATATACTAAAGTCTATACCGGAGATAAATCGAGTAATCACCCGCAACCAGACCAAAATAGACAGACGGATAGATGCGATGTTTTCGGATGAGACTCGAGCCATAGATGTCACGCCAGACGATCAAAACCCCTGAATACACAAGAGGAGGAATTCTTGAGGCGATCCGCGAAAGCCAGACGATGGCCTTCGGTGACACAAGCAAGGACTCAAAAATATTCAAAAAACTGAATGGAAGGGATGATCTGTTTTGTTTTGCCAAATACGTAGATCCAACCTTTGAGGACCCGCCGCATATCCGAAAAATCGGCGAAATGCTTATGAAGGTCGCACGAGGTGAAATAAAGCGTCTAATAATCAACGCCCCTCCTAGACATGGCAAGACGCTGCTTGCTAGTAAAATATTCCCCAGCTGGTTTATCGGCAACAACCCAAGAAAGGAAACCATCTTAGCGGCATATGGCGCGGATCTCGCGGAGGAATATACTAGTTGCCAAAGGGATATTTGCGAGTCCGCCGAATTTAGAGACATCTTTCCAAAAGTTCATGTTCGGTCTGATAGCCGTGCGCGTAACCGGTGGAAAACAACAGACGGAGGCGTGACCGTTGGGGCGGGAGTTGACGGACCGATCAACGGAAGAGGCGCGCATTTATTTAATATAGACGATCCATTTAAAACCCTCGAAGACGCGTTAAGCGCAACCAATCAAGAAAAAGTATGGAATTGGTATAGGGGTGTAGCAAGACTTCGTGTTTATACAAACGCCGCTATCGTATTAACTACGACGCGCTGGGCTAAGGGTGATCTAGCCGGGAGACTCCTCGAACAAGATGGATGTATAGAGGACGGCGGACTTTGGACCGTGCTTAAACTTCCTGCTATCGATGTAAACGGAAACGCACTTTGGCCGGAACGATTCCCGATAAGTGAATTAAACGAAATTCGAAAAACGATCGGAGAGGGACTGTTTCAGGCGCTCTACCAACAAGAGCCCGTTGATATACAAGAGCGCCTATTCGAAAATCCGAACTTTGACGAACCTCCGCCGGATTTAAAATATTATGGATTCCTCGACCCTGCGTTTACTTGTGGTCCTACTTCCGATTTTTCGGCTTTGAGTATATTAGGAATTAATAATAGAATTCTAAATAGAGACGAGGCTTCTTTGTATGCAGCATTCGGAGAGATTTGGAGAAAGCCTATTGATATTGTATACGATTTAGTCGAGGCCGCTTGTATAAAATACAATGTGTCTGTGCTATACGTGGAATGTAATAGCGGTGGCATTTTCGTATATAACGACCTAAAAAAGAGAAACAAAATCAAAGTAGAAAAACACTACGCGAAGGAATTCAAGCCCTTAAAAATTTCTAGCTGGCTTCGTATTAACTGGCAAAGACTTTTTTTCTCTCGCTTTGTTTCCCCCGCATTCCTAAATCAAATATTAGAATATGGCGATTATGTAAAACACGACGACGCGCCCGATAGCCTTTCTAGTTTAATTAAGATTGTGGCAAATAAGGGCATACCCCTACTAAAAAGATACGACTGGCTTTAAGGATTTTTAAAATGGCGACAGGAAAAGAAATATCAATTCGACTTGATGAGCTTTATTCAGAGGTTACGGGTCGAGGAACCGAGATAGACAAACTCAAACAATTAGCGCCCGCAAGTCGTATTTTTGACCCAGAAGAATGCCGAAGTTGGTATCGCGCAAACGGATTTTTGGCAAATATAGTTGACGCGCCCGCAGAAGACGCAACTAGGGAATGGATTACGATCCGGACTAATCTAGACAAAGAGGATGACAAAAGTAGTATATCTAGACTTATCCAAAATAGATTAACCGAACTAGGCTTTCGCGAAAAACTAAAAGACCTAATACGATTCTCTCGCCTTTATCAAGAGGGTGGCTTTCTATTTTTCGGCGTCACGGCGAGCGTCCCTCAAACGAGTCTTAATCTATACCAACCCTTACCGGAGTGCATTAAAAAAATTGCATATATTAACGTCTTCGGACCCGATAGAGTTACTCTCTACGACAAAAACACAAGTCCTTTGTCGGCCGGCTATCACATTCCTGGGGTAAAAATCGACGGATACGAAGTTCACTCGTCACGTTACGCGTGGCTTTGCCCTTCTTACGTTGCAGAAGACGGCCGAGGCGTAAACGTGCTTGAAACCGTTATCCCTGCAATCATCGCACAAGATACAGCACTTCATGCCGTATCCTCCATGCTGCTCGAAACGGGTGCAAAAATTTTTAAAACCGGCAAGGTAGACGAATTGTCAGACCCCGCGAGCATGCGCAACTTGTTACGTAAGATAGTCTCTCTCCTTACGTCTCAGTCGATTATCTCGATTGCAGATAATGAGGAGATAACACGCTTAGAGACCAACCTTAACGCCACTGGTTTAAAAGACACATTCCAATTTGTTTTTGAAAACCTGGCGGGAATGGCTCGGTTTCCGAAATCTAAAGTTAGCGGACAATCACAAGGTACGATCACAAGCGGTCAATTTGACCTGAGATCCTATTATGATGATGTTGCAAGGGACCAAGAAAACGATCATAGACCTATCATTGAAAAAATCATCAAACTAGTCATACGGGAACAAGACGGGGAAATCTATCGCCGTCTAAACGGCAAAATGGATAGTCTAGATTGGGAGTTTGAATTTAATCCGCTGTGGAAACTGAACGAAAAAGAGGATGCAGAAATCAAACTTATCAAAGCACGTACTGCAGACATTTGGATCACTCGCGGCGCGTTAACGCCCTCAGAGGCTAGGGCTGAAAACTTACCAGACCTCGAACAATTTCCTAGTTGGACGGGTGGAAGTTCTTTAAATTTCGCAGAACCCAAAAAATTCGAAGAGACGGAAAACCAGGGATCAGAAAAACAATCAGAAGAAAACGCATCCGTTTTTTCGGATGCGCCAACACTTTAAGATTTTTGAATGTATCCGATTGCGCTAGAACAACAATACTCTAAACTATTTTTAACCGACTTTGATCGGTATGCAAAAGCGCTTTTGTCTACCGTTCGTAATTCGGATGAGTTAAGTTATGCACCTAATCTTAATAAGTTTAAAAATAGTTATACAGAGGACCCAAAACTTGTTAAAAAAATCGAATACCAATTCGAACTAATCAAAACTTGGGCAATCGACAAAACCAATGTAGAGATAGCTAAGATTATAGAGAGGCGACTCGGGGAGACAGTGGCGACAAAACTAACTTTCGGTTTGTCACCAAGCGTCAAACGACAAACTAAACAAGACGCGACAGACCCCGTTTTTCCAACAATTTTAATTCCCGAGGCGACAAGCGAACAAATTCGTAGTCTTGTGAATGATTACGTCTCTACGAATATGAGACTATCTCAAGTTGCAAAGGATGAGTTTTTTGAAAAAGTGCAAACCCAAATTTACCAAGGCATACGCAAGGGTTCGAGTTACTCTACAATTACCGAGGAAATCCTAAATGCAAATGGCGGAATTGCAAGAAGCAAAGCAGAGTTTTGGGCTCGGGATCAGGTAGGTAAATTTTTCGGCACGGCCACACGATTACAACAAACCGGTTCCGGTATCCAAAAATATATATGGTGTTGCACTCACTTAAACACGAGAGACCAGCACCTTAAACTTGATAACACTTTGCAAAGTTGGGACAAACGTCCTAAAATTTTATACGGATCTAAAACAACAGAGTGCCATCCGGGCGAGGATAATAATTGTAGGTGTTTTGCAAGGCCGGCAATCGGAGACGAGCCGGGCGTCAAAGAATGGCGAGACGAATGGGTTGCGCAATCTCTTGACCTTACATTAAATGATCATAATACTATTATAGACGTTAATAACTCTTTATCCAAAGCCCAAATCGTAGAAGCGCTTCGGTCTATAAATTCCGTTTTAGATATTCAACCAAAAACGACCAAATTTAGATTTTATGGAATCGAAAAAAAACATCCGGAATTCCAAAGGGCTTCTGGATTTTATGATCCCGAAACCGGCGACATCTATCTCAAACCGGGGATAGACAACGCACAGGTTCAAATTATACACGAGGTCTTTCATAAGCTCGACGCCGAATTACTTTCCAGGGCCGGTCTAAGGGGTCATCAAACGGCGGAAGCCGCCGAACTCATGCAGGCAATTCGGATCACCACCACATTCCGCGAGCTTGCTAAATCTAAACCACTCAATCCGACGGAGTTAAGGGATTGGGCGGAACTGTCCAAAGAATCCGAGTGGATTGCTCGTATTTTTGAGCAGCTTGTCGCGTTTAAAACCAAGGACGCGAAGCTACTCAAACAAATCTCCACACGCTTAAGTAGGTTTGAGGCGCTTTTGGGTTACAGGATTTACCTGGACCAAAAAGAGCTTGATACCGTTTTACCCTTGATGCAAGATTATCTTACACGCACCGGTCTTATGCGATGATACTACCAGCACGTAAAAAACTATCCCCCCAAGAGATCCATAGGATCGAGGTCCAAATCAAAGGCCCGATAGAGGATTTTCCGACCGAGTCAGAGTTTCTAAAGTTTTGTAGCCAAAAATTTAACTGGTCACGCAAAGAGTCACTTGCAGCCATGCAAGACCTTATCGACTTAAAAACCAAAGCCCGTCACAATTTAATCTAAACACATCGGAAACTACGACCTTCCGCTTTCTTTGTGTGCATCGTAAAATTTTACGATGCAACGCGTAACATCTTTTGATACGGGAGAGATTGAGGTCTACGAAACCGACGAAGGTTTTTTACGCGCACGTGTTACGATTGCACGCACTGGAGTTTTTCTTTATCTCCGAGACGGCAAGGTTCAGCGCGAAGCAAAACTACCAGAAGAGCTTTTTAAGAAATCCACCATAGACAGCTGTCGCTTAAAACCTGTTACAGACGGACACCCTCCACTTAACGACTGCGGTGGTTTGATTACGCCCACCAACTACCAAAAATATACTAAAGGCACCTTTGGGGACACCGTCGAAATTGTTAGCGGTGACCGTATCCAAACGACGGAAATGGTATATGACGAATCTCTAATGTTTAGCTTAAGGGCCGGCGAAAAACGCCAGGTTAGTGTAGGATTTGAAAGTTGGATCGACAAAACGCCAGGTCTTTTTCCGGGCACGAATGAACCTTACGACGCGGTACAAAGAGACATCGCGGTCAATCATTTATCCCATGTTCCCCAAGGCAAGGGCGGCAAAGAAGTGAAAATCCATTTAGATAGTTCAGACGAAATCGGTTACATGATACAAGAGGAGACCATGGACAAAGTGATAAAAAAGAAACCCATACAGGACGGAGCCGAGGACGTTGCAGATCAGTCGGCGCCAGACGATCAAATTTTTAAAAGTGTATTTTCTGCACTCCAAAATTTTTTTACAAAATTTCTCGGGGAGGCCAATGCAGTAACACCGGTTATAGATGATAAAAAAACTTCAGAGCTACAATCTCAAATTGATGCCCTAAAGAAAGAAAACGAAGAACTAAAAAAGAAAGGAGAGACTAACGTGCCTGAGCCAAATCAAGACGCCGCACTTGATAACAAAATTAAAGAGGCGGCTGACGCAAGAATCAAGCTGATAGATTCAGTCAAGGCTGTAGTTCCGGAATTGAGGACGGACGGACTTAGTGACCGCGAAATTCGCCTAAAGGCTACCGCATCGATTTTACCGGACAAGAAAATTGCTCAAGATGCAAGTGACGAAGTTGTGTCCGCGGTCTTTGAAACCGCGCTCGAGGTTGCTCAAGACAAGTTTTTTTTAGACAGGCCTGATAAAGCGTCATCCGTAAGAATCGACGAGGCGACTCTTGATAAACTCAGAGTCGCAAGACTAGACATGAGAGAGGTCAAGTAATATGGGTTACGCGACAACTCCTAAACTATATTCGAGCGAATCCCTTGGCCCAGGACAACAGCCTAACACATACCCCGGTCAATTTGTCAACGGTCTTAACCTTGCAGCTGGCGACAGAATCCTTTTTGGTCGTGCGACAGGCGAAAACGTCGATCCAAATAGTCATATCCGGACTTGTTTGCCTTCCGCTCCAAGTCTATCTCGCATTTTTGCAGGGGTGTCCGTTTGCTCCACCGATGCAAAAGATCACGAAAATAGCGCTTACTTAAGCGGTGACGTGTTCGGACGTTTAGAGATCGGTTACATTAACGTATATACCGAGGAGCCCGCCGGTCCATCCGATGCGGTTAGATTTAGGGTCGTTAACGATCCTTCAAATCCCTCTAAAGTTCGCGGCAACTTTTGTAAAACTGCAATCCCCGGACAAACCGCACTTTTAACGGGTGCACGTTTTGATTCCGTTTCGTCTGATTCGGGCATTATTAGTCTATTTTTGTCCGACTTCACAGCCGTAGCCCTAGATTAATTTAATATATAAGGATATACTAATATGCCGATTTTGCATAAAAATGATTTGTTGTTTATAGAGAGCGTATTACTTACGCCTGAAAAGGAAGAGTTGCAGTTTCGCCGTATTCTCCGGGTTAATCAATCCTATGCACCCTACGCCCGTGAAATTGGATACGACGTTCTAAAAACACGCGGTCGCGCTTCAATTGTTGCAGCCGGTGCCAAAAACCAAAAATCCGAAATCACAGGGGAATCTATTGAGCGTATTACTCAACCTGCTATTGATATAGAGTCCACGGTGACCTATTCGGAAGACGAGTTAGAGGCGATGATGGCAAAAAGAAATCTTGGTAAAGGTCCTTTTTTTGCCTTGGATCAAGTTCGAATTGAAACCGCAAGAAACGAAATTGCAGAAGCAGAGGACTACGTAGGATTTAACGGAGTCCCCGAGCTCAAGGTAGAAGGGCTTTTGACTAAAGAAGGAATCAAGAAAGAAACTGTTCCTTCTTTTGACACGCTTACTGCAAGCCAAATATTGTCAGAACTACATAACGGAATAGCGAAAGTCGGTAAAGGTAATCGCTGGAATCCAAGGACCTTGGTTTTGTGTCCAGAAGATTACTACAGGTTAATTAAACCACTTAACGATTTTGTAATGGTCACCTTACTTGAGTGGTTTAAACAAAACGGATTATATTTTAATAATATAGTCAAAACCAATTCGCTTTCCGCAGAAAACAACGTTCTTGGTAAAAATCTATTTCTCGTTATGGATTCGAGCCCTAAGGTCGCCGAGGCTGCTGTTCTTAAAGACATTACACTCGGGCGACCTGTAACAGACTATAGAGGTGATACCGATATGCTTGTCCGCGAAAGATTCGGCGGTGCCCTGGTCCGATTTCCTGAAGCTATCTTCTTGGGCGTGCAGGATGACGGTCATAGCGCCGTTTCAGAGGAGTCGCATGACCCTATGCCCAAAGCAGTAGTTTCAGCCATAGAAAAAGAAATTGCCAAAGCCCAAAAAGAAACTAAAGCAAAAAAAGAGTCAGCTATTTCTGTCAGTTCCGAAAAGAACAATCCTAAATCTTTCGACGATGCAGCTAAAGCCAAGAATTCAAAGGAGGTTCCTAATAGTGGAGCTGTCCCTCGATAAACTAAAAAGTCACTTGCCCGCGAATCACGGGCATAGTGACTCTTTTCTACTAGAGATACTATCTGACGCAAGTCGGATAGTATTAGAAATTGATAATATACAAATCAATCATAACCTATTTGATTATCTACAGCGCCTAAAGTGTCTTGCATTACTACAGCTTGATTTTGCAACCCGCAAAGGATTTAATTCCGCAGAGACCACGCCGGCGGACAGTCCTACTAGCTTTTCTCTCTCGGGCGCTTTTTCGGTTGGTCTTGGTGGTGCAAAAAGTGATTCCGAAAAAATTTATGGCTCCCAAGTAACCGAAGAAAATTCCTTTGAGGTTCAATACAAGACAGCTCTTGCAAAAATCCGAGGCTTAGGGGGAAGAACGATCGCATGATCATTAACGCCAATTCTATTTCTATCCTTAAGAATTTAGAAACCGAAGTGGATGTCTATCGTATGTCAGGCGCCTACGTAAGAGGTAACTACCACAAAACAACAACCCCTGAATCCAAACGCCTTATTGTCTTGCCTATCTCGGGCGAGGATATTAAAAACGCGGAACCTGGTGCGTATACATCCGAAGACAAGCTTGTAATCGAGCTTGGAGGCTGCACGCTTAAAGATAAAGACCGGTTTGAGTTTGAGATAAAAACATTCGAAATTGTTAAACAAGTAAATTATATCTCTATCGCAAATCTTACAAAATATATAGCGAAAAAGATTCATGCACCTCAAAGTTGAAGTAGAAAACAATATTCCGTTTTTATTATCTACTCTAAAAGAGTTAGAGAATTTATCTGCTGTCGTTGGCGTAGCGGCCGAGCCAGACTCAGAGCTCGCAATCTATGCAGGTGCGCAAGAATTTGGCGCGGTTATCAAATCTAAAAAAGCGATCGCAAAACTTTACTACCTTTTGGTCGAAGAAGAACTAATCGATAAAGATAAGTTTCCGCTTTATATTTGGATGAAAGCCAAAACCGAAATTACAATCCCCGAACGTGCTTATTTACGCAAGACGTTTGATGATCCGGGCGTAATCGATGAAGCCGAAAAGCTGTTTGTTTATGCTTTTGATCGCGCCCTGAGCGGACAAGGCAAAATGATCCAGGCCCTGGAAGCTGCTGCAGACTCTCTTTTGGCAAGCGTAAAGGCTACAATTACGAGCGGTATGAGTCCAAGCAATCACCCTCTTACGATTGCACGCAAGGGTCATTCCAGGACTCTCATGGGTAAGGAACCACGTTTGTTAAAGTCGATTACGAGAGAGATTATAAAGGATGAGTAGATTGATTTTGTTTTTTAAGTCGGTTTATTATTTCTCTGCAAGCCGTTGCTACTTTTACCGCGTCCACTCTGGTCAGCTGATCCGGTTTTTTTTGGGCAACCTTATCGGCTATCGCCTCTATCGTATACGTTTTACCAAGCCGCTCTATCGTTACAATTGGTCGTGACTCATTTTAGCAATATATCCAGATGGTTCGCAACGTTTCCTCGCTCTTCTTTTACCACATATCCTTTCGATTACCTTTCCCGCCTCTTTGATGTTCAATTCTTTTACGGATTCTTTTTTAGTAATTTCGAATATCATACTATGCAACAACTCCGAACTGATCCCTTTTTCTCTTGCGGTTATCCAGATTTTGCGGATTTGTGCGGTCGTTATATCAGGCGTCATAATGATATTCCTCGATTGGTATCAGTAGTTTTTGTATGTTTTCGCCTAAGTAGAGATACTTACGACAATTGACTTGTTTTGCTGGCAACTTGCCGGTAAGTCGATAGTTTGCAATCGTTCGAATCGTTACGCGTAACAGAGCCGCTACCTCGCTCTCGTCGTATAACATTTTTGGGTTAATGCCGTTATTCAGTCTTGGTTTATGTTTAGTCATATCTTTCCTTTTTTGTAATTTTAATTCGTAATAATATAATTTTTAATTGACATTTATTCGTATTTTACGAACATACAAACAAACGTCAAGGATATTCTAAGTTCATGAATAAACCAAATGCATTAAAAAAGAAAGATATACTCAAGTTGATTGAGCAAGTAATCGGACCTGATGAACTCTCTTATACAGAGGCATACACCTTTTGCGAAAAACCCGATTTCGCCAAAGTCTTAATGACTTCGGGTTTAGATAAAATCAGAGACATTAATGTCAACACCATTGTAAGCGACATAGAGCTCGTTAGACATTTAATCTTTTTAACATGCTCTACAGTCACTTGGATTTCGGGCTTAGATCCCATCCTGGTTAAACAATATGCCAATCATAGACTTGGCCCTTTGTCTCCTTGGACAAAAGAGCCCGCAAAAACAAATAGCGAGACAACAGTATGACCGAAAGCGAAAAGTTAGAAATTAATGATATACTTAAATTAATCGAAATAGAGACCGGGCCGGATAACCCAGCTTCTGCAAACTTTTGCACAAAAATTAAAAGCGATGCCAATTTTGCAAGATTTACGCTCGAGGTGGCTCATTCTTTGATCAAAAAGGCAAGTTGCGACGAAGAACTTTCCGTTATTTTAATTTGGTTAGCAGTTACTGCAGTAACTTGGATTTCGGTTCTTGATCCTGATAAGGTTAAACAAAGCACCCGTGATAGCCTTGGTCATTTGTCACCTTGGGCAAAAGAGCCCGCAAAAACAAATAGCGAGACAACAGTATGACCGAAAGCGAAAAGTTAGAAATTAATGATATACTGAAGTTAATAAAAGTTGAAATTGATTCAGTTTCTCCACTCTCTGATTTTTATAACAGATCTCTTGAGCACGAAATCGCAGGGTATCGCTTACTCGGGCTCCTTTGCGACCTCCTGGAGGCTGATAGTAATTATAGTCGAGTTGCGCATCTAACTAGCATAGCGTGCCTTTCAGCAAAATGGATTTCTGGATTTAGCGTAGAATCGATTGAGCATCTCGAGAACATTCTTGGTCTCTCGTTGCCCAGGGCGCAAGAGGACCGATTAAGTATATTAGATACCGATAATATACTAAGGCTTATAAATGCACATACTCGAAACTTTAAGCTTTTTATCATTTTCGCCAACTTGAACAATTTCCAAAGACCTCAAGATTACCTTAGGCAATTTTGCCACCACTTTTCCGGGAATGGAAACCTCCTGCTACTACTCGATTTGATCATTTTGGCGGCCGGTGCTATATCCTGGATCTCCAAATTTGATTCAACAGTTGTCAAGAAATATGCAAACATTCATGGCGCCTTGTCTCCCTGGGCTTCACAAGAAGCATCAAACGAGGCGATAAAATGACCGAAGTTAATAAATTAGAAATTAATGAAATACTTAAGTTGGTAGATATAGAATCGGAAATATCCGGCGCCGACTATGTCGAACCTATTGACTCGTTTGATGCAATAGGGGATATAGAGGGCCTTCTTGGTAACATTTCCAACACAGATCCTAATGATGATTATCATATAGCAATGGGTTTGATTACCTTATCGATGGCATGTATAACCTATGCAAGTAGGGTAAATCGCAAGGAACTTAAACAACTTCTTAAGGATCAATTTAGGGATCAAGCTTCCAAAAAATTAGATTTCAAGAATATTCTTGGAGCAGTAAAAGAGGAATGTGATATATCCTTCGTTCTGGATGTCAAGTCTTCTGGTTTCGGTCAATTTGAGAATGTAACAAAAGCAAATTTGATTCTTCTTTCTGTTTATACAATAAACAAGGACGATTATCATTTTGCGAAAGTATTAATCATAATGGCGGCGGTATGCGTAACTTATGCAGCCAGTCTAGATTATGATGCAGTCAAACGTCTCATCAAAGATCGATATATCGACAATATACTAAACGAAGAGTCTATATGAGTAAATTAGAATTTAATGATGTAATCAAGTTCGCAAAACTGGAATACGAAACATGCATCAAACCCCTCGAGGATCATGGGGAACTTAATCCGGATCATTCATTCGAGAAAATTCTATTCTTACTTAAACGCCTAACAAACGAAAAAGCTAAAGAGGGAGAGAGAGACATCTCGCTTACTCCGTTGTTAATCGCACTTATGTCCCTCTGTGGCGTCGCTTTAAAAAACATAAACCCGGATATAATCTACGAATTTTCAAAGGTCCATTTTGCCATTCCTACACCAATAGTTTACGATGACGTGATTGGCGACAGCCCTACGAAACCTAACGATTGCTCGGAATGTGGCCGGGTTCCACTTATATACAAAATGTCTGACAGCTTGAACAAGACCTATGCCGTTAGATGTCACTCTTGTCGCGTAACCACAATATTGCGCGAATCAATTGCGGACGCAGTTAAGATTTGGAACAATAAACAAGTTTGGGTGGAGGCCGATATATGATCTTTTCAGACGTGCTTAAACAAACTATAGAGCATTCAGATCTATTTTTTCAGAAAGATGGTGATGGTGACGAGCTCCACATGGATCGGTCCGACGCAAAAAAACAAGCCTTAAGACTGCGTCGCCTCATTGATCGCTATAGCCCTTCATCATCACAGGGTTCCGTTAATTCACTTGGTGGGATTGTAAAGTTATGACAGCGTATCTCTTTTTACAAGCATTCTTGATCTTTTTAGCTGCTGCTATTTGGATAACTGTGTTTTATATTTCTCGGGATCTAGATGCTTGAGCTTTTTATAATACGTTTATTATGCCTAACCATAGTAGTAATTATAATTTATAGGATGTACAAATGAGCAAACAAACAGAAACAAGATTACTTCCGGAGGCCACCGAGAAGAAACTGAAGAAACTGAAGGCAGATATAGACAAATTATATAGCAGTATGGGTCTATTTTGCACTGCTAACGGTTTCGACATCCCCAATTACAATAAAACAATCAGATTAATCCCAGGACCTAAATCGCTCCTTGTTATTGAGGCGGTCAAAAAAAAGGGAACAAAGGTCCCAAAAGGGAAACGTAAATTACTATTAGTCGACAACGAACGAGCAAGTAGATTAAAAATCAATAAGGAGACTGTCGATGAGTTCAACCCGACCGCCTAAAACATTAGAGGATCTTAATAAACGACTTCAAAGATTAATCGAGATCGAATCCGATCTAAAACGCATCGACGGGGACAAAAACGCGGAAGTTGAAACTGTTCGTTCTAAATTTACAAATACTGAACGAGAATTAGTTTTTGAAAGAGAAAGCTTGGACAAACAAATACGTAAATATATTCTGAATAATAAAAATTTAATATTTGTAAATAAAAAAACTGTTGAATTGCCTTTTGCTACCATTAAAAGGATCGATTCGCAAGAAATTGAAATTACGGACGAGAAGTCAAAAGTCTTACCACCGTATACGGTTGATTTGGTTGAAAAATATTATCCTGATCGCGCGACCAACGTAATTCAGACCAAAAAAACTATTAAAAAAAACGCCCTAAAAAGTTGGACAGATGCGGAGCTAAAAAAGATCGGCGCGACCCGTTATCATAACACAAATATAAATTACGTTTTACGCATGGAGCTAACTGAGACCGATATAGCTAAAGACTCAGAATGATAAAATACTATGACAGAGGATCTAAAATTTTGAATTCGTTTTTAAAGAGACCTAATCGGGATCGGTCTACAAGTGAGCTATCTCGTATGCTTTCAATTCCGCTTCGTTCCGTGTCCTATCATTTACGCAAAATGTCCGCAGCTGGCATTTTAATACCTTCCGGCATTGGTCGAGGGCGACGCTATAAGCTTAACATAAAGAGAGACAACAAATGATTCCCAACTGGTTAAAAGATACACTTACAGAGATTAACGACTTGGCCGCGTCCGATAATAACGCAAGTTCGAACGTGGACGAGATCTATAACTTATCACAAATAGCGTTAGACAAGATCGAGGATTTAGTATGCCAAGAAGCAAATTAACACTTAAGATAATTTTAATAGACTCAGAGGTAGACGATTTTTGCACCTCAGTCCACGTTCTTTATGGCGCCGCAACCCTCAAAAATATGGAACAGTTTATTAAGGATACCTTAAAAACAGGCGCATCCTTATCCGGATTCAAAGTTAAAAAACATAACACGAGACACGCTGAACCCTCGAAGGTCGAGGCTTGAGCGTGCCTAATAAGCAATGTGTAGAGAGTCGTTCCCGTGTTACCTCTCTCGAAAAGGCTGGCCCGGTCTTTAAGGGTGTTGTGGTGAATTCTTCCGCCGCAATGCTTGGGCACTTTGGTTTTATGTTATGGATAATTATGAGCCTATTGAGGTCGCTGAGACAAAATGGATTAACCACTGCGAGGACTTCTTACGTCGCGGCCGAACCCCAAAAAAATGGGTTAAGCTTCCGGATTTTATCAAGACGCCGCGTATGGAAGAATATTATAAACAACTTAAAAAAAGGATAAATAAAAATGATTCCGGACCAAACACTTAGACGATTCAGGAATATTACAGAATTATTATATTCTATAAATTACGCGATTTTTTACGACAAGACTTTAACAAAAGAAGACCGCAGAATGTTAAGTGATTATAAGCGCCCGCTCATAGCGGAGCGTGCGGCCCTGGAAAAGGCGGTCGAAACTGATCCAAGTCACCAACTGCAAGGCGAAAGTCTTTGGACGTAATCCTTTTGATCCTTATGCACACCTTTTTTTGGACTTCGATCCTTTGGGTAATTCTTGGAGTTTTTGCTACGTTGCTTATTTTTATATTTCGGTCGAATTTACGAAAGGAATCGAATCCGAAAATAAGAAATTAAAACATTATAATATGCACATAAACTTTAAAAAAATTGAACAGATGTCCTTAACTTTCGAATCAAAGGTCGATCAATTGAATTTCCTTACGGGTTATATAGAGGCGCGCAAAGGTCTCAAGGAAACGGGCTCGGGGCCAGCGTATGAACTGGGTAAGAGTTACGGACAATACCCCCCCCCAGAAAAAAACAGAAGGGTGACCCTTTTTTAAACTTCGGAGACTAATTACAGGATCAAAAAAATGCAAATCCTACAACAAACAAAATCCGCCGAAAAAGCAGGAGATAGAAATAAAGGTTCAAAAATCGGATTATTCATGACTGGCTTCCTCCAGGTTTTCCTAGTTGCCGTAAATTCTTATTTAATCAGTCGAGAACAATACATTCCGGTTTTTTTCGTTGGCGGCCTAATTTCTTTTGTTTGGACCTGGAACGTCCAAAGGATTGCATTCGGAACCATGCAAGATCGAATAACGTATGCACTGGGTGCCGGTTGCGGCTCTTTAACCGGGTTGTCTTTGTCCGTCTACGCTCTAAGAATTTTTATTATATAAGGAGATAATTTTGAAAGAAAAAATATTGGACGAAATTAACAAGGAACGAGATCGCCAAGATTCAATATGGGGAGAACAAAATCACAGACCGTTAGAATGGATTCCAATCCTCGGGGAGGAAGTTGGCGAGGTAAACAAAGCGGCATTGGAAGCATATTTTGGATATAAAGGAATAAGAGATTATTCCGAATACCGGAAAGAGCTTATCCAGGTTGCGGCTACTGCAATAGCAATGATCGAGTCCTATGATCGCAACGAGCAGCCAGCAGACATTAAATAAATGTAATAAAAGGAATAGTTTATGATTTCGGAAGAAATGTTAACAAATGAACTTATAGCCGAAGGAGTTTTTAATCTCGCTATCGATCTAAAAAACGCACATAACCAATTACCTCACTTCTCGATCGATCTCCATTGGACCGGAATACTCTACGAAATGGCGTTTCCGATCATAATCGACAAAAAGATTCAGTTAAAAATAGAGGAGGACGAAATCACTTTTGAGCAATACGACCTTGACCTCGAATGTTACATTGACATCCGCGAACCGGCGCCTCCGTCTTCTGGCGCATTATCTTATCCATTAACGGCGCATACAATCAACAATGCCTTATGTTTAATCATATTAAACAAGGATAATTTATGACTTTTCGCCCGACTGGTAGCACGATTATTTTAGGCGACAATCCAGATAATTGTCCGACTGGCGACTCAATAATTCTAGCACGTTCAAAAACTAAATACTATGGCGCCTATCCCTCTGGGCTATTAGAAAGAATTCGCCCTCTGCTGGTTGGCGGTGACACTGAGGCGACAATCCTACATATCCCAGGAGGCAAAGCAGCAGATTACAACGGAGTCAAAGGCGGAATTACTCTTACCGGATTTGGCAAAAACGACGTCACTGTTGATTTAGACCCTGAATGTAATCCTAATATTCTTTGCGACGTACGCAAGATATGCGACAGGGTCGAGGCTAAAGGCGACAAAATTTATTTCTCCCCTTTAATTGATCCATCTTTATTTAACAGTGGCGACAAGCAGGCGACAACTTTAATATTCCCCCGCCCGAAAGCCGCTATTATCGACCGCCCTTACTCCGAATTCCATGCCGATAACTATACTCCGGGCAAGGTATTTTTGCCCAATCTCAACAAATTAATACGTGATACTTTTGAGATTTTAATTCCTTGGGGTCTTGTAGGCGTTTTGGATTACAAGTGGCCTTCGCCGGGTAATTTGCAGTATAAATGTATTGGGTTGTATCCTGTTCTCACCGGCCAAAATAATGACATTAGGCTGTTTTCTATTTGGCAAAGGCGTCTTTAATTTTGTGTTTTGCGTTGGTCTCGTAAATTTAAATAATACTAAAACCGACATCGAAAGGCACGAACTATCAAACGATTTTATATCGTTAGTCGGAGCTCTTGATTTATTTGAAATAATTTGCGAATTTCCTTACCAAGAGATTACAATCGATGACGGTCTTTGGATTAGGCGTCCGATAGTAACTTCCTTTCCTCAAATAAAAGAAAGAATTAATGGTTCTAATGTAGAGCATTGGTTACAATTCATTTCGATTATTGAAAATGATCCAATCGTTTGGATGGTTTGGGGTTGAGCAATTTACCGGCAAGAATGTTGCCGGTATTTCTCGAAAACTAATCAAAAACCGCAATTTTCCGTAATTCAATTTTCATTTAATTGCGCATTTACGATTTCAATAGTGCACATAGATACGTAATACGTATCCGCTCCTCCCAAAGTAACCGGCGTAGCAGAATTCGGATATTGTAGAGAACGCATTCCTCCATTGGGAACGGTTTCGTCGCCAAATCTCCAGACATTCTTGTGCATTCCTAAAATTTTATTCACATAGTGATTCACACCAACATTCCAAATATCACCAAATCCTTCATCGAGAGCAGCAGATTCTGCGTTATAATCGAAACCAGCAGCGTATGCATTTATCGCATGCCCAAATTCATGAGATGCAATATCCAGAGACGTAAAATCTTCAAATCTTGGATCTAAAAGAATCTCATCATTAATGCCATGACAAAGACTACTATCGTGAGGACAGTACGTGTATTCTAATTCTTCTGTAATAGGATTCCAGTGTGCATTATTAAAATTAAGTACCTTTGTATAGTGTACATTATTTACTATCTTGGCATCCTCTCCATCAAAGCTAGAACGATTGTGAACGGATTTAAAATAGTCGTACGTATGTTCAATTCCCCAATGCGCATCCAAAACTGCATCGTGATTGTAATCATCGTGATATTCAGCCTTCGCCCAATTATTATCAGTATCGATCAGAGGAATTTTTACAGTTTCCAATGCCGATGGGGCAACTCTCACGAATTCCCAAGAATAACTAACGATTCCCTTACCTCTTGAATAATCTTTGAGTTCGAAATGATCTGCCTCTGTAGTCCAAGTTATAATCGACTGAATTCCGCTAAAACGTGTCGCAGCCGTACCTTGTTTAATACAAGGAGTTTTGTCAGGAAAACAAATTCCGTAATGCGTATCTGGCGGAGTTTGTGGAGTTGTTGGAGTTGTATCTCCACCACCAGCTTCATAACGATTAGCATCCATATTTGCTAAAATCTCGCCAGAATGGGAATCTACGTACACATATCTCGAAGAAGAGGGTTCAATTGATACAATTCCAAACTTGTAAACCAATCGAAATTCTTTTTGAGAATTCAATTTACCTAATGAATGTTGATAAACTAAAAGTTCACCTTTAGGAAAATTAGTCGCACTAGGATCATCTTGCTTTTTCTTGAAAGCTTCTTCTCTTTCCGGAGATTCCCAAATATATTTTTTAGCTCCAAAATGTTTTAACGCTTTTGAAAATGCTTCCGATTCTGACAATTTAGGAGAAGAATTAAAATTCTCCGGAACTTGATAAAATTCACCCATCATAGATTCGATGGTGTTTCTTTTTGAGACTACCGTATAAGTTCCATTTTCGACTTTAATTCCTTTGTATCTCTGTTGGAATCGATCATGATCATAATCTCCAATATGATTCGAACGCAAAAAAACTGGCTCCGAATTTAAAGTTAACTGTAAATACGTTTTCAAAACTTCAGGTGCTTGTTTGCGATTATAGGGAACAAGATCCGAATTGAACGTGGCAAACGTAAGTGTTCCATCTGATGAATAATGACGATCTGAAACTGCCTTTTCATCCATTTTCACATTATTGAAAAGACTTATCCAAGATTCTCCAAATTCTTGTTTGTTATCCTTACAAGAAAATAAAATCGAAAAAATACAAATGAGTATTTTTAACCTCAAATCAATACCTAACCACTTAAAATTTTCCATTCAATTTCTCCTTCTAACCCAATTTTTAAATTTACTTTTGCTAAATCAAAAACTAACAACTTCAACAAACCATAACTTAAAATTCTTCCCAAACAAAGAATCACAAACTTGAGAAAGGTACATAAAAAAAGCAATATATTCAA